CATCTCAACATCTATAGGGTTTCCACCTATATCTTGGATGTTGTCTTCAATATCAAAGAAGTCGCCTTGACCAAAGATAGCTTCCATGATCTCAGCATGGCGAGTCTCTACGGCTTGTTGTGTTGCAGGGGTAACAATGCGGCTACGCTCAGACTCACGGGTCTTGTCTTCAGAAGCCCATTGGCCTCGGAAGATGCGCTCATACTCAAGCCAGTCAGGAAGAAAGTTGGTATCTCTATAGTCACGCCACTTGGTGCAATGGTCAGTAACAAAAGCCGTAAGTTCTTTGTCAGCCTCAGTCGGCTCATAAAACTCGTTCTGCTCTAACTTGACTTGTTTGTCTGTTGCCATTTAAATTTCTCCACCAAAATATTTATTCATATTGGAATGTCTTTTTGTTAGATTCCATTTGGCTGGAACAACCTGAAAATTGTAAGCGTTATGCAAACCGCAAGCATTTTTATGATTTAGAGGAACAATGTGATCTATGTGCCAATCAAAACCAGTTGCTTCTTTTCGTAACTCTTTCAGGTTGGTTGCTTCATTAAAAACAAATTGATCTAATTCCGTAAACTCAAACTTTTCAAGTTTTAACCTTCTTCTATGAGCATATTGATTGCTTGATGCTTTTCTGCCTTTGGCATTTAGAAGTCTTTTCGCAAAATATTCTTGCCTTGTCATGTGACCAAGACGATCTCTTAAACGATCACGTTCTTGTTTTCTTGAATTTGGATTTTCTAGTCTTCGTTTTTTTTGTCCATCATAAAAACAAGTTTTGCATAAATTTATGTATCCATCACGCATTTCCTTGTGTTTATGAAACTCTAATTTAACTTTTGTTTGTTTGCAGGAATAGCAAGTTTTGCTTGAGTTATCAAACAAATCTAGTTGCATTCTTTTGTCAAACAAAAAATTCATGTCAGATGCCACTTATTATGTCTAAAGGCTCCCACTCATCTTCTTGGTCATCTTGGAAGTATGAGGTCACAGCCAGTTGGTCAATGTAGGAAAGAGCATCGGGCAAGTCATCGTGTACTCCATTGGCAGGAAACATTAAGATTTGATCCTTAAATTCTGTCCAATCTTCCTCAGAGTTCAGCACAATACGCCCATGCTCAAACCTTCCTTGGAGACTCCAGATAATTCTGTCAGCCTTTTTCCTGTTGCCATGCGTTAAGTCAACTATATGCGAATATACATTATTTTTCCGCATTAAATCTGACAAATATGGCAAAACTGCATTTTTTAATGCTCCACGCTCAATTCCAACACTCAAAGGTCGGTATTCCCGCATCTTTAGCAGAATCGTTGCAGCAGTCTCCCTGATGTCCCACCTACCAAAAGCAATCTCTTTTACGAACCATTTGCCATCATCAGTGACCTTGACCACAGCAATGGCAGTCTGATCTAGCCTTTTCTTCGAGTTAGCCGCCTGTCTAGCCACTTCTTCAAATCCAGCCAAGTCACAGGCTATGAAGTAAGAACCAAACTCAGGCTCTACCCCGTACTTAATCCACTCTTCTTTAAAGACATCGCTACCCGCATTTGAGAAACTTGCCATATACTCTTGCTTGAAGGCGAATGAACTTAGGGTCTTCTTCGCGCTCTCGATTTCGCTAGGGTCAATAAGCGGGTTATCTTGAGTAGTAAAGTGCCAACTTTTCCAGTCAGGATCTTCACCCTCTTGCCCCAAGTTGTACAAGTCAAAGAACCAGTTCCTACCCTTGGGCGTGCCAATAAACATGGCTTTACCCTTCTTGTCTGACAAAGACGCTCGAATAACCTGCTCCCAAGTCTCAGGCTTAATGTCAGCTACCTCATCCAGTACAGCGTAAGTCAATGACACACCTCGCAAGGTATCGGGTCTGTCTGATCCCCGAACATAAATCTTTGCGCCGTTAATCAACGTGACTTCCATGTTGTTTACATGGCTTGATTGGATAATCTCTCGACCAACGTCAAGCAATACATCCCACACAATCTGTCTAGCCTGCCCCTGAGTAGGCGCAACATACAGCACCGCACTACCAGCAGGACAGCTTAAACCCTCAATCAATAGCGTAGTAACCGCTAACCTAGACTTACCGCAGCGGCGACCAGCAACCACAACCTTGAACCTCGTCTTATCAGCAAACACCTCTTGCTGCCAAGGCAATAGCGCAAAGTTCAAGTCAGCCATTCTTAGCCTCTATGTCTTCTATGTCTTTAGGCTCATCTGCATCAATTGTCGTTGTGGCGACTGTTGGTGCGCCTATGCCAGTGATATTAATGTGGATTGCACTCCTCTGGCTCTTATCCTTCTCAAACATTGAGACAGGCAATGTGCGGTCAACACACATCTTGATAGCCGCCATCTGTGCAGGGTGATTGTCGTTCAACGCTATGGAAATCATCTTCTCAACAACATCCTTACCACTCGACCTGATAAGCATATCCTTCAAGTCCTTGATACGCTGGTTGTCAGTCTTGGGTAAGGCAAGATCAGGATTCCTTGCGTACTCCTGTATCTGACGCTTTAAGCCAAACACACCCTTGGGTCTGCCAGCCTTCTTCTTCTCGGTTGGCTCTTCATCTTGGATGCTGTCCATTTGCTCTATCTTCACGATTGTCCTTGTCGTTGTGGGCGTGATAGGGGGCGACTATAGCAAATTGCGAGGCGATAGTCTTCTTTTTTTTCATTTTCGTTTTTTCGGAGGGGAGGATGCTCCCACAACTTTCATCGACCGACCGACCCCCCTCCCCCCCCCAGTCAAAGTTATCCACAGGAAACTGTGGATACTGTGGATAACTTCTGCAAGTCATTGATTTCATTGGACTTTTTGCAGAGGCTTACAGAATACTTACAAAAACGGTTTTATACAATGTTCATTATGTTAACTTTAAATATCTGAAAGTGTTACACGCATCTGCAAATTGCAACTGGAAATGAAACCAATTGGGCAAATTGTGGATAACTTGCCCTCCGATCTGTGGATAACCTGTGGATAACTTTTATATTTCGCATTCTGAAAAGAATTTTCTGGGCGATGCTGGAGAGGGAAAGAGGCGGGTGGTGCATTATCGGTATACCTAAATGAGAATCAATCTCATTCGCATTCGCATTTAATAATTAGTTACCAAAGCCACGCTAAAGATCGCCATAGCAATGCCGCTAGGAAGCCTTAAAACAAGGCTTAAAGCCGTTTTACTGGCTATCCTTATCTACCCCTAAGAAATCCCTTAGATCGTCTTTAGGGCGGTATCCTAGTTCCCACAAGATTGCATAGCAATCCAAGACATTCTTAAAGCCATTGCTGATATTTCCTTTACCAGCACAAAGCAAGATTGTCCTGTCGGCATCAGTCAACTTGCGCCTGAACTGGACTGTGGTTGTAGTCGGAGGTCTAGCCACGATTCAAAGGCTTGTACTTAGGCACATAAGGCTCACCAGAGAAGATCGCATCTAGATCGTCTTCCATGTCATCAAAGCCTGAGTTACCGAATCCTTCTTTGGGCGTGAACTTAGTAATCCTAGCCGTTGGCACAAGTGCTTTGAGTTTGATGATCTCTTGAACCTGTGGCTCTTGCAGGAACACCTCAAGTTCTTCCAATGTCCAGATGTTCCCATTGTTGATGTCTTTGCGGTGGGTCTGAAGTTCAACCGCATCGTTCTCAGTCCTGACCACTACCATCGGAACTCCTTTGACTGACTTCCACTCAAGGAACTGGATGGGTGGGTTGGGTTCAATCTCATTTTCCAAAGCCCACTTCTCCAAAGCATCGAAACCTTTGCACATCCCATGCACTGATTTATGCAGCTTGTCGAGGTCACCCATATCCAAAGCATCCCAAACTCTACCCATTTGCAGCCAGACCTTAGTCCTAAACTCAATGTCAACTAAAGTAATCAATCGGTCAACTCCCCATTTCTCGTAGTGCTGACCCTTTTTACGCTCAAGTTCCACCAGCACAGCGTTAGACTGAATCTCCCACTGCGTTGCCTGTCTCGCTGGCTTGATAACTTCAGGAACATCTTTTCTTGACCTTGATCTAACCATTTTCATAACTCCTTAAAAAAACGACAAAGGGACAAACCGACAGGGGACAAACCTCTTGTACATAGACAAGAGGTGGTTTGTCCCCATTTACTCAGAAAGACATTTGGGACATTTGTCCCCATTTGTCTCGTTTGTCACTGGATGAATGTACAGCATCTAGATCTCCGAGGTAGGTTTCAACCATACCCAACCAGACCCAATTACAACCTTATTTACGGCTACAAGTCTCTCCCTTGCCCGTGTCCAAGCCTTCTTAAAAGCAGCCTTATCATCCTCAGTACAGCCTTTAATGTTCCAGAATTCATCCTTCCAATCATCCAAACTCACGCCAAACCTACTATTACCATCTA